AAATGCAGGAAATGCAGGTGCCGTAACCAAAGTAACAAAAACTGTTTATATACCTAAGTATCTAAGTAACACAACGATAAGTAGTGAAACTGCTATAACACAACTTGAAAATATAGCATACGTGATTGGCGGTTCAGATTCAGTAAGTCAATCTAATGCTGATGAACCAAATGCAGTGGTCGCAGTAGATCAGGCAGAAATAAATGCAGCAAGTCATGATTTTATTATGTTTGACATTACTATCAAAGGTGATCCCTATTGGTTGGGCACGCCCGGATCATCTGTTACAGCAGCTAAAGGTAGTACTTTGATTGATAGTTTAGATGAAGATTCATTAATCGCGTTCATTAATTATTTACCAGATAATGGAAAGTCTAATGGTGCACGACAACTTGATATTGCAGCAAGTGGTATATATAAAATATTAGAAGTAGAGAGCAAGTTTCAATTAGGGAAGTTTACTCAATCATTAAAAGGTATGCGTGATAGAAACTCTTCTACTGATTTAATCAAAACCAAATTACTAGTAATAGGAAATCAGAATGGGAATTAATATTAAGACAGTAAGTGGAAAAGCATTCCCTGCTGGACAATACATAGGAATAGTAACAGACACTACCGATAGTATGTTTACTGGTCGTGTATCAGTACGCTTTGGTGAATTTGGTTCTCTGATAGGAAGTGAAGTTGATCACATGTGCTTGTTGTGTACTCCCTATGGTGGATACACTAGCATTGATGCTGGTACGGTAACTGATGATGAAAAGGCATATGGCGAAGATGGTACGAGCGAAAGCGGTACACCAAAAAGTTATGGTATGTGGCCTCAACCACCTACCGTTGGTACATCGGTATTGGTTGCATTTGTTGAGTTGATAGATCAAGGTATAATAGTTGGTTCGTTGATATCTCGTAACAGAAACCACATGATGGGAGGTCGTGCAAGTGCAGAATCACATGATGGTACTATTCAACCAGTGGGTGAAAAAAACCCAACTGATACAGGTGATGAAGTAAAGAAACCCGTTGATCCTATTGCAGCAGCATGGTTAAAAGAGCAGGGACTACAGGGTGATTATTCTCGTGGTCATAGTTTGTCTAGCGCAAGACGAGAATCACCAAGTCACGTATTCGGATTAACTACATTGAATGGACATGTGTTCACAATGGATGATGGAGATGCGAATGGTGATAGCACGAATGTTCGTATGCGAAGCAGAGGTGGTGCACAAATATTATTAGATGATACTAATAAATTTGTTTATATTACAAACCACAACGGCAATGCTTGGATAGAAATGGACGAAGCAGGAAACATAGATGTGTATAGTAAAAAGAGCGTAAATATACATTCAGAAGAAGATTTGAATTTTCATGCAGATGGTAACATCAATATGGAAGCAAAGAAGAATATCAATATGAAAAGTGGCACTGATGTAATAGTACAAGCATTAAAAGATATTCACAACAAGGCTGGTGGTAATCGTGTTGATACTGCGGGCATGGTTTATATGAATAGTTCAGTGAGTGCACTAGCACCTAAAGTAAATAAATTAGATAATAATGAAACAGTTACAGAAAGTGTGTCTGCTAGAGTACCAGAACATCATCCGTGGAAAGGTGCGAGTAAGATACAAGAAGTAATTAAGCCAGCAAAGGGAAAGACATAATGGTTATATTACCTAATACGATAACACCATCTACAGTGATAGATTATTCTCGTTGGACAATTGACGATAGCGCAGTTGTGGTGACTGAACAAGAACTACGGGTGTTTGAAGCAAGTAGTGATATTATTAATTTTGCATTAAGACGATTTGAGTGGAGATGTTACAAAACAACCCTTGACAATACTATGCAAATAGGTTACAATACTATCAACGATAAGATTAATGGTGTAGGTTTACTTGAAAGTGAAGCGTATAGTGAATGGCTAGAAGACTTTAAAACAAAAGAACGAAAGTTTAAGAGACTACTTTCAATTAAAACATTGAGTCAATCACAATACGATGCACTATTGTGTCTATACTATTTCACTGGTGACTTTACTAAGGTGGGCACTACTGCGAGAACATTTGATTTATCACAGTTGATTGTTGATAAGAAATGGGATTATATAGCAACGGCTTTGATTGAAAGTGGGTACAATAGATTATTAACTCAACCACTTGCAACTATAATGATGCTAGGTGATTATGGTAGTAGAACAGAACGAACATTATTGCGTGATCGTGGGTTACAAATATTACGCAAAGAATACCCTACACTGACAGATAAAGTAGCGCGTCAGCAAGCAGAATATGTTTACTATGTTGAAACAAAAAGATTTTTACCTAATTTAACGCAGACAAGAATGCGACAAATTGTTACTACTGCAAATACACCATAAAGGAATTCACCATCAAAACAAGAATACTAGTAGGATGCAGTCTCAGTGAGGCTTGGCAATGTTATTTTACCGACCCTGACAATTCAGTAGACACTATCATAGAAAAGTATTGCTATGGTGGCGGTGGTAACAGCAATGGCATTCATACATTGTTGAATTCATATTTAAACAAAGATTGTAATATGAAAGATGTTGACATCATCGTGCAATATACGGGAATAGATCGTGTAGGAATCGTACTATCATCTCCTGATGCTGACGGCATTCTAGTTAAGAATGCTATAACAGATAGACTTGAAACTGTAACAGTACAAGGTCCTGTCAACGCACCCATAATTGGTGATGTATGTGATGCTCAAATAAGGAAAGAGTTTAGCAGTGATTATCAAGCAAGCGATCTAACTGCTATCTTATGTATGTTATCTAATTTAGGTGCTAACGTATATGCATTTATAGGTTGGGAAGGTGCAATGAAACCACCACATTGGGATAGAGTTAAGAAAATATTAAGAAGTAATGGTGTTATTTGCACCGACATAGTGTATATGAATACCGCTATAAAAATGTCAAAATCTGACGATGAATGGTGGGATGAATTTCATCCAGCAATGGCTTTAGGATATAGAGCAGTTGAAATACTATGGAATGATATGCAGCAACAAATATAAATTATAGAACAAACACAGGGAAGTATCACACAATGATAGATCGTAGAGTACTGCTATTGAATGCAGACGCACAACCGTTATCTATGCTACCACTGAGTACTATCAGTTGGCAGAATGCAGTAAAAGCACATTTTCAAAATAAAGTCGTAATACTAGATAGTTATGAAACTGTATTACATTCGGCTAATTTTGAGATGTTCATGCCTTCTGTTGTAATATTGAATCGTTATCATCGTCTGCCAAAATTGGCAAAGTTTTCTCGTAAGAATTTATTTCTACGAGATCAGCATGAGTGTCAGTATTGCAGCAAGCAATTTGCTAATGATAAACTAACCATTGATCACGTTATACCAAGATCACTTGGTGGTGGAACTAGTTGGACTAACTGTGTCGCATCATGTAAGAAGTGCAATTCATCTAAGGGAAGCAGATTGATGAAGCCCATTCGCGAACCAGTGAAGCCCACATGGCACTCGCTTGCATATTCATCTAAGACATTTGGTATTACAGTACCACGTGTTGAGTGGTTAGATTATGTAGACTGGCCCGCAGAACATGTAAGAATAGCAGAAATGTCAGTTCTATAGTAACATTTAGAACTTGCTTCTATTAATATCATATAACCGCCTCACATGGCGGTTTTTTTGTATCTATGATTATAGTGGTAGTTAATTTTTGCATAAATACTTGTATGAATAAAATAATCGGCTACACCACCATTGGTGAAAAAAATACAAGTAAACAACTGTCTGATCTTGATCTTGCGAAGCAAGACTTGAGTAATCATTTTTCAATCCGTAAAGGGGAGAAATGGACGAACCCAGAGTTTGGTAGTAACTTACCATACTATGTATTTCAGCCGCTAGATGATATCACTGTTGATTTAATTCAACAAGAAGTATCAAATATTGTAAATTATGACCCACGATTCAATTTATTAAGTGAAATCGTTAGGGTAGAAGAAGATAAGAATGCGGTAACAATATTAATAGAATTATTGTATTTACCGACAACTACGGCAACCGAACTTGAAATAAAGTTTGATCGTGAATCAGGCGAGTTATAAATTATGACACAATCAATAAGACAATCAAAATTATTTGCAGCGGAAGATTACACCGTTGTATATGATTCGTATATTAATGCGAATTTTCAAGCGTATGACTATGCTACCATTCGTAGTACGATGGTCGATTATGTACAAGCAAAATATCCAGAGAATTATAATGACTGGGTTGAATCAAGTGAATTCGTTGCTCTACTGGATCTCATTGCGCAGTTCGGTCATAACTTAGCATTCCGCGCAGATTTGAATACTCGTAATAACTTCTTGAGTACAGCAGAGAGACAAGATGCTGTATTTAAATTGGCAGAATTCGTAGGTTATCAACCAAGACGTAATGTAACAGCATTCGGTGAATTAAAAGTAGTTAGTGTAAAAACTAATGAAACAGTACTTGGTAGTGATGGTACTACGCTGTCTGGTAAAGAAATCAGATATGAAAGTACATCTAATATCAATAACCTAGATGACTTTGTCACGGTTATGAATGCAATGTTTTCTGGTGGTAATCAATTTGGTACACCTAGAATTAATACTAATATCGCAGGGAAAAAAGTTGAATACTATAATTTGAATACAACGACTGATCAGATCAAGTTCGCGATTCAAGGAACCGCAGCAGGTTCAAGTTCATCATTTGATGTTATCGGATTAGATTACGATGCACAAGCACTGAGTATTATAGAGACAATACCAAATCCTACATCAGCATTTACCATGATATACAAGAACGATGGTAAAGGTGTTGGTAGCAACGCATCAGGATTCTTCTGTGGATTCAAGCAGGGAACATTACAGTACAAAGATTTTGTAATAGATAGTCCCATCAGCAATCTTTCACTTGACGTGGATATTCCAAACATTAATAATTCAGATGTATGGGTTCAGTCAATTGATACAAATGGTGTTGTATCACAACAATGGACTAAAGTTGATAACGTGTACGGACAAAATGAAATATTCAACGACATCGCATCTGGTACAAATCATATCTTTGCAGTTAAAACACGAGCAAATAACCAGATAAGTGTTATGTTTACTGATGAAAATTTTGGAACAATACCGAAGAATATCATTCGTGTATGGTATCGTGTAAGTGAAAACGTATCGTATACATTACGCCCAGATGATCTATCAAACAAAACTATCAATATCAACTATAGTGGTGCTGACGGCAACACATATACCATGATAATTGGATTACAATTAAAGTCATCAGTCTCTAACGCAAGCAGTGCAGAATCATTAGATACAATTAAAACAAATGCACCTCGCAATTATGTGACACAAGACAGAATGATAACCGCAGATGATTACAATAATTATCTATTGAATCAAAGTGAGAATATTTTAAAAATAAAAAGTGTTAATAGAACACACAGTGGACATAGTCGTTATGCTAAATTATATGATCCTACTGGTACATATTCTAATCTACATTTGTTTGGAACAGATGGGGTACTTTCAGTCGCTACCGCAAAACCAACTAAGGTAGAACATACTGATGACATAGTTGTCAACAGCGTATTTGAAAATTATATAAAGCCAGCGATACAAAATCATGAGTTATTGAACTTATATTACTCTGACTTCAAAACATCATTTGAGGCATTAAGAACTGCATTGCCTGCTAATGATGTTATATTCACATGGCAGACAAATGATAAGACTACTGGTTATTTCAATGATAGTGCAAGTGTGATACAGGGCGTTGGTTCAGCGCAGACTCATTACTTGAAATATATAACTGTCGGTGCATTAGTTAAATTTACAGCATCAGATGGTGTATATTGGGCGAAAGTATCAAGCATATTTGCCAACGGAAGAGGAATAGACGACTCAGTGGGACAACCATCTGGTTTAACTGTTACTGGAATTGGTGCAGTGGCATTCGATATTGAAATACCTTCTGGTGCTACATTAGACATGATCTATCCAGCATTTGCAAAACAGTTTACAACAGTAGAACAAACAAGTATTTTAGATGCACTAACTAGTGCAACACAATTCCAACTAAAATACCATTACGAAGCGACACCAGCATATTGGGAAGTACTTACTACTCCCGTGGTTGATGCAAGTTCATTGGCTTACTTGATTGATGTAACTCCTACTATTGTGGGATCTGGTGCAGTGCATAATAGTTACGATGTTACTACTCGTATAACTAGATATGAAATAGCAACGAACCAAGTTGAATTCACCAATCTAACAAGTGAATACAATATCAATGAATTCACTAAAAAGAGAAATCGTGATATCATTGAACTATATGACACAACAACTGCTAAGTTTATTAAATTTTATGTATGGGGATATAATATAGATTCAAATGGATTATATCAGTCAAACAAAGTTATTGTCGCACTACAAGATAGTTCAACTGATTCTCGTGCAGATAATCCAGATGCATATTTTGATCTAGTGGGACTCGCTGAATCAAAGAGTGCATTACGATTTGAGTGGACACATATACCAGCAGAGAATGAAATCGTAGATCCTAGTTTGTCAAACATCATTGATATATTTACATTGACAAAAGAGTATGACACTTCATTCAAGACTTGGTTATTGGAATCTCGTTTATCCACTAGCAGACCTACACCGCCTACTATTGATGAACTAAACAGACAATTCAATCAATCTAGTGTTGTTGATAAAAAGAAAGCAATGAGTGATACTATTATCTATCGCCCAGTTAAATACAAGGTATTATTTGGTGCAGTAGCAGAACCAGAAACAAGAGCAAGATTTAATGTAATCAAAGTGCCGGGTGTGAATTTTACAGATAACGATATTAAGGCGAAAGTTATTGTCGCAATCAATAACTTCTTTGATATATCACTTTGGGATTTTGGAGAGACATTCTATTTCACTGAGTTAGCAGCATATGTACATAACGAATTGATCGGTGTTATAAGTTCATTCGTGATAGTACCAGAAAGTTCTACTAGTGTATTTGGTTCATTATTTCAAATAACACCATTGACAGATGAGTTGTTTATACCAGACGCAACCGTCATAGATATAGATATCGTAACGAGCATTACACAGGCAAACATTAAGGCAACAAGGTAACATATGGAAAATTATAAATCTACAAAACAACAACTAGCAGACGCAAAGAAGCGTGCTGGTAATTACCCAGTAAATGAAATCAAATCTGTAGACAAGTTACCTACGCCATTTAAGACTGATCTTAACAAGAAATGGCTGGACGCAACATTTGATCAGATGATATCAAAAGGTGATATGGAACATGTTGATGCCTATGTTGGAAATACTTCGGGTAAATCATTAACACGATATGATGACAATTACTTGAATACAAATAGTACAGCACAACAATTAGAGCCAGGAATTGTCACTACAGACGAGTTGGGTAATGTTACCCATACAATCGCGATCAGTGATGTTGCAAACAATGTTGCAATGAACTTTGATCAATATGGTTATAATGCAGCATATAATTCCAATGCATATGTGTATGCTCCGCCTATCAACATAGACAAATTTGTAAATTTTGTTTCTTATTATTGGGCATCTGATCTTCCAGTATACAACTCAACTTTTTTAGTTGCAAATGATACTAATCCAATAACAACCATTACTGGTGCACCATTGGGAACAATTACAGATAGTGTGAACACTGTTGAGTTGTTCAATGGATTGAAAATAAAATTCATTGGTTACGATGCTGCTATTGCAGATAACACATATTTAGTGACAGGTGTTGGTACTCGTATTAGTTTTAAATTACTAACAGATTCTACTGGGCGAACATTTTTCACAGATACTACACCATATAGTTATTCCATAGATTCGGTAGCACAACCACATGACATTAAAGATTATATTGTAATTGATACATCTGATAATATTGCAAGTTCATGGTCGCGTGCAAACCATTGGATACACAAAGACAGTGTGTTATATTTACAAACATTAGATACTTCGTTTGTTGCAACTACTGTTATTACAACACCTAACAGAGCAAAGCGACCTATTATACAATTTGATGCATTGATGCATATGACTGATCATGGTCATGCACATTATGCATCTGACAGTGTATTTAAAGGACAAGTAGATTATGTAGTATCATCACTAGTTACAGCCTCAGATGTTGCAATTGGTTCACGCATTGCATATGGCAACGGAATATACATCAAAGGTGCATCTGATACATTGACAGAAGCAGAGCGCACAGATACATTCACAGTGGGCGATACTTTTGTTACAATTAATGATTCATTGTCTGGAACTGGTGCATATGCAAAGAGAGACATGTATTACGATGGTGAAATAAAATTAGCACAGAATAAAAAATTACCAAACGTAGCACCATTATTTAAGTTATGCGATAACCAAGGTACGTTATTGAGTAGTTTTAATGGAAGTACGTTTGTTAGTAGTAAAATATTTTCATATAAAGTCGGTACTGGCACAGTTGATAGTGAACTAACATTTGCATTATCATACAAAGATACTGGCATGGGCGCAAACATTGTGTTTGAGAATAACCTATTTACAGAACGTTACAATTATTCACGAGACATGGGACACGCAGCGATTGAAATCCCTGGATATTATTTCTTTACAAAAGGAATGAATAATGCAAGTACATATATACCTAGTGCGTATTCAGTTGGTGCAAAGGATAGTATTCAAGCATTCGCAGATTCTACCACTGTTACTCTGCCAATCGGATATTCTAATTGGAGAGTAGACAAAGAGTTCTTGGTATTTGAACGAGATGGTAATATAACAACTACCGAAGTTCAAGACGAGGGATCATATAATAGAAGCAGAGAGAATCAGCCTGAATTGATATTAGGAAAAAATGCATCTTATGTATTCCATGATATTACTCCTGCAAAGGATTTAACATTCTACAATACTAATGGTACTACATTTACACCTACATCAGTTGTTGGTGAAAAGATTACAATCACATTACCAGATACAGTATCATTTGTACTTGAATTTGGTTCAGCATCAGATGTAGTAACTAATCGCGGTCGTATTATAACAAACGCATCACAAGATGAGTTTTTCCATACTGTGATGGTTGATGGTAAAAAATTACCAGTATCAAAATATACTATAAATGAAAAATCTATAGTGATTAACGATGTTGAACTTACGGTACAAGGTGACAATATTTCTACAATAGATGTAGAATATTACAATAACGATACTGCGATTAGTAGTGCAACACCTATGCAGATACCAGATGTTCATCAACATAATGCACACAATGCATTCATAAAAGAATTTACAATCGCAGAAACATTATCTCATTGGTTAAGTATCATAGAAAGCACACCCGGATTTGTTGGTGAAGCATTCGGTGATAACAACCATCACAAGAGTATTATCATTAACTCATATGCTGGTGAAATATTCATGCATGATGACATTAGTGTAATGCATGACTTGTGTTATGGTGTTGACGAAATGAATATTGCTGCCGCACTATCTGAGCAGGGAAGAGATTGGTGGTCATTTAAGCAATTAGTAATGTCACAAACAAAGAGACTATATAAAACAAAAGGATATCTAGATGTACGCGCACTTTCACAAGATGTAATTGAAGCGATTATTCAATCTCGTAAGGGAACTGATCTGCATAAACAATCTAACATGTTATATTCATTGCAATCACAATATGTAGAAGTGGCATATGTGCATGGTACTGCTAACTATCATCTCGGACTTACTATCAATAATGATGATTTTAGAAAAGATCATATGTATTTGTATACAACAGATAACAGAGATGGTGATAATCTAGCAGTAACCCGTCTATTAACATTGGGTAAAGATTATACGATGTCTGGTAGTGAGATTAATTTGATTACTATTCCAGTAGTATTTACTGATAGTCAAGTTGCTTCTGTGAGAGCGTATTATTATAAAATGGACGAAGACAGCAATGTACCAGCGAGTATGGCTAAACTTGGATTATCACATACCTATGTTCCACAAGTTCTTTCTAATGAATTGATAGGACATGACGGAAGTGTGTACGCATTAAAAGCAAATGCAGAGTTAGAAAAAATCAATGACATTAATTTTGATCCAGTTGCAGCAGTATTGTACGATATAGAGACTCGTGTATATAATGGAATGCGTAAGCAAGATTCACATTATGTCAATAGTTTTACCAAATATTTACCATCGCAACATCGCGGTACTTGGTACACATTAAATAAGATGGACAACTATGTAGACAAATATTTTAAAGATTGGTATTCAAAGTCAACACACACCACATTAACCCCAACAGGGTATTTTGACGCGACAGATTCGTCTACATGGAATTACTCATCTATTGTATTAGCAGATGGTCATTTAACATCTAATCTTCCCGGACATTGGAAAGGTGCGTACAATGTATTATTCGGTACAGCAACACCACATATTACACCTTGGCATATGCTAGGTTATAGTGACAAGCCTACATGGTGGGATGCGAGTTACAGTTGGACAGATGCA